GACATTATCGAAATGTTTGTTAACCAACATGACGGCAGATTTCAATGCATATGTATTGTAAGGTGATATATATACCTTTTTATCTTTATGCCATAAGAAACTATTGTCATTTAGATTTCTGAATGATTGAATGAACTTAGTATCGAAAGGGGTGCGAATATGAATGTCACCTTCAGTTATCTGAATATATGCAGTTAAGTATTCTTGGGCACTTGTCACCACTTCTACTTCCCACTTGACACCAATAAGGTCCTCTACTTTATGTCCCAATTTCTTTAGTTGTCGTTGATACTTTGTCAGTAACTTTTCAAACAATTTATTTTGATTAGTGGTTACACGATTATTTGTTTTAATGATGTATTGTAGATTGTTGAAGAAACCATAATCCTTTTTGCTCAAGTGAACATACCCTTGAAGCATATAGTGTAATAAATGTTCTCGCTTGGATAATAGTATCATCACAATATTATATAAGACTGTAGTAAATATTTCAAACAAAAAGGAGAGGCCCATTTCTGGGCCTCTTCAATCCGCGGGTTACGGAGATGAGTCGTTATGCCCGCTTCATGACCGTGTTCTCAGCCAACATCTTCCAGTTGGGACTGATCTTGACCAGATCAGCGATCTTGAGTGCCATACGCATACTCAACTCACGCAATCGGGCCTTGTTGTCAAACATGAATTGCAACACTTGATCACCTTCATCATTCTCGAAAAAGTAATCGCGAAACAATCCACCATCAGTATCCTGATGCACCTGTTTGATACGCAACATCTTGTCACGCTCCGTATCAATAGTCAAGTCAAGAAAGTGACAACGTGACTGCAACGCTTCCAAGTGATCCTGCAACTTCTTGCTCTTCAAGTGATCGAACTTGATGTTAGTGATGAAGATACAAGAACCGTTGAAGTCGAAACTGTCAGGGATACCTTCGCGGCGCAACATGCTAGAATCACTGTTCCAGTAAATTCTGCGGCGCTTGCCACTATCAAGTGCGGCCTTGAGAATGTTCAACGCGAGATCATCCATCAACACGCTGTCACAGTCATCGAACACCAACACGTGGTTCTTGTCACTATGCTTGAACAATGTAGCATAGAGACCCAGTGCTGTCATAGCACCTTTGACGATCTCAAACTTGAGTGGACGACCTGCAATCTTGTCAAACATAGCCGCTTTCTCTAACTGCTGTTCAACACCAAACGATTTACCAACGCCCGGGGGACCTGATACGATCATTGCGCGAATACCACCCTTAGTAGTAGCCGCTGACATTTCATCAAGAATCGCAAAACGTGTGCGAATACGTGCGATTGCTTCCTCGTCAGTTTCTACAGGGGTCGCGGCAACTTGCTTAGTGCTGGGCACTTGCGCAACAGCACCACCTAAGAACTCAATATCATTCATTGATTCTACCTTTACCTTGACTGTATCGATGCCGCTAAACTCAGGGAACTGGCCCTCGTTACGCACCGTGACATAGTTACCTTTCTTACCTGACTGAAAGCCCTTGACCAGAGTAAACATCTGATCAACAACTTGAGTGTTACGATAAGACCCATTTAAAATACGAACTGTTGACATACTCATCTCCAATTAATCAACTTACGATATAACTATTATAGTACCTTGCAGGACCAATGTCAAGCCTTAGCAAACATCTTAGCACCTTCGCCCATAAAGACATTGAACGCGATCATTGTCTGACGGGGTTGGGCTAGTGGGTTAGCCTTGATGAACTCCAGTGTCTCAAGCAGGGGCATTCCGAGAAATTCTGCTTCTTTCTGAAGAATCTTGATTGCTGTAGCGATTTGCATTTCTGTTTCCTTTTCTCAACTCTATGTATTAATTATAGTCCCTTGGGTACCCAAAGTCAAGCCTTTTTCACCACTTTTTTCCACTATTTTATGGATATTTTGTTGTTTAAAAACAACAACTTACACGACCTCTAGATAGTAACTAGGGTTCTTTTTGATATCCTTGAAATAATCGCTGGGTTTGTAGGGCAAATGTTGTGCTTTAACACGGTAAATCTCGCCGTAGTTAGCAACAACAATTCGGTCCTCAATAGTATTGACCATTTCTTTCATGTCGTTCAAATCACTACTAGGATCGATCCATTCAAGTTTACGATCAATCAGTACCAACAACTCACTACGATGTTCATTTTTGAACCAACGTTCTAATGCCTGTATCTGTGATCTTTTGCCATAGTATAGATGACAAAACTCTTGGATAGAGGCTGACGGATAACAATAACCTTTGCGCAATCTGCGCTCTTCGTTTGTCGTAATACCGAAACCTTTGATATGATTATGCCATAGTTCTATCAGATAGAACCAAGAACAATCACCAGGCAATGTTATTTTGGACATAAGTATCTACCTTGTTAATAATCTCAGCAGGCAAGTAATCATAGATATCTTTGCTGACATGCACATAGTTATATGCATGACTGGTCACTTGACTGGTTCCATTAAGTTTCAAATAAATTTTCTGTATGATAGCCAAGAAACAATCATCAGTCGGGTTAGGAATTTTCTTTGCTAACGGGTTACATGCTTTGAACCAACGTGCATGAGTATTGATGACCTCAGTACGGCAACCTGCGAGGTCCGTAAAAAAGTCAAACACGATAGCATCTAAATGATCTGTAAGTTTTAGCAAATCTTTTTTAGACCAACCAACACTCTTGCTATAGGCAATCATGTTGCCATAATAACCATATGCCGCATCGTCAAGCAAAATGCCATGCCAATGTGCTTTATGTCGTTCCAGTGTAAACTCAACTTGAGATTCTTCATACTTGTATGCCGCATCAACACGACTTACAGTACCGGCTTTACCAGAGAACACACTCTTGGTGCTGACTGGAATAGCCTCATAAAGTTCAAACAAATCTTGCAGTCGGGCTTCTTTGGCAAACATAGTACCATAATGCTGTGGGTATTGTCGAGCCAATCCAACTTTAGTTTTGTGATGGTCTAGACTAGACCACTTTACTTGACCCAAGCCGTTTCTAGTCATCGCACTATATGCTGGCAAGCCTGCACTTGCGTTGGGAATAGTATATGATGCATACTGCGCATTCAAGTAATCATCAGGCTTAACTTCTTTGATACGACCATGTTTGCATAACAATGCGAACATAGTAAGACCATGTTGCGTATCATAATTATACTTGTCTCCGTTAACATCTGCCACAAAAGCAGGACTTGTTAGTGTAGGAGTAAAGACAGGGAGAGTGCCAGAGATATGCGTCATAACCAAATCTCGTTGGGCGATCTCATCAAACAGAAAATCTTTAAGTTTCGTATATCCTGATACGCCAAAATCATTGACACTAAATTGCACACCTTGTGCAATAAGTTGATTGATAGCACTCATGACTTTTGGATTCTGCTCGGCCAAATCAATAAGATCAGTGATCTTTTTAGGCTTACGCTTTACCATGTTCTTAGGATCTACAGGATTGTAGATTTTAGAAATGTTAATAGCAATACCCTTTGGGGTAGTCAGTTTAAAATTTGACATTTTTACTTTGGTCCTCTTTTTAGTAGTAGCAGTATTCAACTTAGCCATGAACATTCTCCTTGAAAATTTCTTCTAACTCATCATCATTATAAAAGAAACCTTGACCTCTATCATACTTGTTTTGAGGCAGTTTGTCAAATGTTTCGTTATCATAATATTTTTCAATCACCATACGCCATCGATCTTCAGGAAGATCAATCAACTCAAATCCGTTGACTCTCCCGTAACCATCGTAGATACCTGTGATGCGATCACCGTTTTTAAATAAGACGACAACATCGCTAGCAAATTCCCAATTGCTACCTCGCACCGCAACTTCTGCCATGACCGGCTTTTCAGATTTGGCACATTGCCAACTAAAGAATCCCATGTTACATCCTCACCTTATCGAAAATTTGATTTTGCAACCTAGAGACCTCATCGCTTGGAACATAGAAATCCGTAGTAGGATCCCAGTACTCACCTGCCTTAGCATCGTAATATAATACACGACCGCTAGGATAATGAAAAGGACCTTCTAGCCCTTTTCTAGGTTGGAACTTACGTTCCATTTCGTTCAGTATACGATAACCCATGTTACCACTCCTTAAATTCGCCTGAGGCGACTTGTTCAATAAAGCCAGTGTTGTACTCTAAGATTTCAGTATCGGTCATATCATCTTCAGTGACCAACTCGCTGGAACCTGTATCGCCCTTGTAATAGTGGGGCTTGAAAGGTCGCTGATAGTAGGCATCAGCACTACCACGATCATAAGGTCCGCCATGACGCTTGTTGATGTTAGTACCAAAGTTCATGATTACATGCTCCAGTAAGATTCGCTAGAAGGAGAGCAATAGTAGGGCGTATCATAACGCTCCTGAAACTCCTTACCACTCATCATGTTCTTGCGGGTGATGAAAGTCTCAAACACTTCAACGATGAAGCCCAACTTACGCTTGCTGTCAGCAACGGTATTAATATAGTCCTTAGTACTCGGTGCAAAATCTTGCTTCACCACGAGACGCTTACCTTCTTTGGTACGCTTGTCAGTCTTGTAGATTTCGAGGGTGTATTCAACTAGTGCAGACATTTCAGTTCCTTTTCTCAACTCTATGTACTAATTATATGCCCAATGGCACCCAAAGTCAAGCCTTTTTCTGTTGTATTTTAGCAACAAAAAAGCCTTTATAAATCAATGACTTACGTTACCTGTCGGTTTAATGATTTTGGTCAATGTCTGTAGTTATAGTATTCTAGTTTGTATATGGAATCTCGCAACGTTCTGATACTGTCGCACATATTCCATGAATAACTATCTACTTTTATCTTGATGAAATTATCATTGTATATCTGCACGACCACATCATTGCCTGAATAGTTGAATGTCACACAGATATATGGCAAAAGACCTTCATGTCTGGAGGTCTGAATATTGCCAAAAATTTTATTTTGTTTTGTGTATAGGAAAGCCAATAATAATGATGTTGTTTTCTCGCTCACGCGAACACCCATTTATCAGCGCATACGAAAAATTCGTTTAGGTCTTTACGTCTCCTAACATATTTGCTAGTGATGCGCAAAGAACCTTTATTGATCTTTTCGTCTAGTAGACTCAATAACGGATTGCTAATAGGAAAGTCTAACATAACTTTATTTAGTTTATCTGTGAACCAATATTCTACGCTATGAGTGTGTTTACGGTGGTTTTCAATCTTTTTGACAAAAGTAAGATTACGGATGTTCAATTGATTCATGTCATCTTGCTTATTGTTCTTAAAATAACTAGATTGAAAGATGTCATCGAACTCCTTGTCATAGTCAAAGAAATAAGGAAGTTTGTAGATAAGACCAAAGTGACTATCTAATACCTTAGTTGGATCGCTATACAAGAACTTGTTCAAATCGTTCCTGAACTTAGTCAACTTATAATCGCGGAGTGTGAGCATGATCAACTTGTTCTTGTAATATTCACGAATGTTTGCCGCTTTCTGAACATCAAGGTCGGTGACTAAATCCTTTAGTTCAGGATTATCTAGGCTTCTGCTATAACGCTGTATGACGGGTGCCCGCGTCGCCGACTCATTTTGGGCTAGTCTTTGTATGCAACAACTGATAACCAATACATCTTCGGGAAATTCCTTGATGGTAGCTTGCTTTTCTCCGTTCCATGATGTCAATATCTCATCCAATGTAGGTCCGAGTTTGCGTCTCTGAATCTGTGTAATAACATTGCTAGTAGTCATCAACTCACCGTTATATCTTCCATGCCGGCTGTTCGTAGCCGAACGATGTGGCCCAATTGCCACTGCTTGCTATCAAGACCTTTCAAGATACCAAGCCATTTATTTCTCAGTAATGCAACTTCGTTGATCAATACTTCGAAATCAATTACTTCATCTTCACCATCAGTATACTTCTCTGCATCACGACTTGTCAAGGCTCTATTGTACCCTTCTAAGTACTTTTGGAAATATTTCCTGCGTAGTTTGCGTAATTGGATATTGAGATAGTTTAATACTGCTTCTATCTCTTGTAGTTGGTTAAATCGTTGTTCGGTGATTCCGGGTAAATTAGAAATGTTCTTTTCAACTTTTCCATTTACCCGGCAATCATACCTTGCTTGCTCTAGTTCTGATTCATAGTGTGTTATGAAATCTGGAATCTGACTTAGATCACTAGTGATTCTGGTGTACCAATTCATCTATCACCATTCATCGTCTTCGGTATCTTCATCCTCTTCGTACTCTTCATATTCTTCTTCGTCATACTGAGAACTATATTCACGCAACGCTTCTATTACCGCAGGTTCTCTACGGAATGCTTCTTTGATCTCTGCTGAATCGTAATCGTTTTCTACTAAGACATTAATCAAAGACTCGGCTGCATCTGAAAGATTGTTTTCATCAATCTCTATTTTTAAAGCGCGCCATAACTCGGCTATTACAGTAATACTCATCCTGTTATTCCTCCGTTTCAGAATTTGTATTACTTATCGTTGTTTGTTTGTTTTCATATTCTAACATTACTTTGTCTAGGCAACCATTTTCATTTGATTCCCAACCCTTGCGGAAGAATTTAATAATCTCGCCGTCATTAGTTGTATAACTCAGTCGATTACCTTCTTTAGTAAGCAAGTTAGCCTTCTCAAACAAATCAAGCAAACCGCTATATGGGTTCATGCCTGTCTCATATGGAATCTTAACTTGAACGCTTTCAAAAGGTTTAGCGTAACGTGTCTTCATGACCTTACAGGCACTACGAATACCACGCACTTCGCTAATCTTGTTGCCATCTTCATCTTCTTTAAGTTTCAATTTCTTCATAGCAACTACGATTGAACTTGCATAGATGAAGCCTTGTCCACCACTGATCTTATCATCAGGGTCAAACATATCTTGTGAAGCATAAGTGTGATTAGTCGCAACTAATCCTACATTATGACTACCAAACATGTTTACACAGTTACGAACAAGACTAGTTAATGCCTTAGGCTTGCGACCCATGTCACCCTTCATATCGCCTGCTTCAAACTGATTGACATCAGTTGGAGTCAGCAACATACCAAGACTGTCAATGATGAATAGAACTTTCGGCTTATCGTCTTGCGGAAGAGTCTTGTAACTCTTCATAAACTCGCTGATAGTTTTAGCAACATCATCAATCATTGCCATGTTAAGTTTAAGCAACTTGCTTTCATCGGTATCGACACCAAGTGCCTTCAACCAATCTTCATCTAGTGCATTCTCAGTATCGACCAATACAACAAAGATACCTTGCTGTTGTGCGTGGCGAACAAGATTGCCTGAACAAATGTATGATTTGCCTGAGCCAGATTCGCCGGCAAATACAGTTACCTTACCTAGTGGGACTCCTTTGTTAAAGTCTCCGCTAATAAGATAATTGAGAGCGTGGTTACCGGTACTGACCCAATCAGTAGGATCATTGAAACCAATACTGAGACCTTCAATACTTTTGGTAATATCTTTACGAAATTTGCTAACATCGAATGGTTTTGCCATATTACTTACTACCCTTCAACATAACAACAATATCTTCACGATTGCTAGCCTTGAGCCAAGTGTTCAAACGTGCTACGATAACATTATCATCTTTGGGGTTATCAAAATTGATATTACAGTCCATGACTGTATCACCGCTATCTGCTTCGCGGCTGCTATAATTGAGAGAAAAACTCTCATTGATTTTAATTGTTTTTGCCATTTTAGTAATCCTCATAATCTCTTTGATAGTCTATCATTAAATGCGATTTTGTCAAGCATTTCTGGACAACTGTCTGCGATACGATCAAGTTCATAGTCATTTGGAAAATGTCTTAATGCACCACGGGCACGGTCACGGACGATGCTCGGCACCCTAGGCGTCTTGCCCGGATCGCATAATTCTTCTAGTAATTTCTTTCCTTGCTTTAGTGCGCGGAATCTTTCGTCTGGTAGTGTCATGGTAGGTCTCCTATGAAAAGAAAGAATGGGGAGGAGTTACCCTCCCCATTCCAAATTAACCCTTCTGTTGACGGCTACGGATCATCGCTAAAATGTCTTGTGCCTTGTCGCTAGAAGTACTCTTAGGAACTACTACTGGATCACTATTCTCTTCTGGTTCATCTTCCTGAACTACTGGCTTCTTGGGAGAAACACTCAATGTAGTAGTCTCAGTAACATGAGGTTCTGCGCTAGCAACACCAGCCGGAGCCTCAAGACCATATGGACGATAGTATGCGCCCCACTTGTCATTGTCATAAGGCTTACCATCTACTGAAGCCTCAAACATTTCTTTGATGACACGCAGTTCGCTTTCGCTAGGCTTCTTGGGTAAGAAGTCTGCAAGATTGAAAAGACCATGTGCTTCGATAGCAGCCTGCTCTGCTTCAGTCAACGGAGTCTCTTTGCGAGCCCAGTTGCTAGTAGAGTAATCAGCATAACCACCCTTGCTGGTCTTCTTAACGTTGAAATCAGTACCATTCAAGAAATCAGTTGGGATGTTTTCCATATCTGGATCCATCAAACTTGACTTGATGATAGTAAAAATTTGTGGGCTGATAACGAATCTACGAATCGGATTCGCAGGAGTCGCATCATTGCCGATTGGGTTCTGACGAACAAAACCTTGAAACAGATAACTACGCTTCTTCCAATACTTGTTTGCCATTTCTTTGAGAGTATCGTCTTTATACCAAGGACGAACTTCTGCCAAGATCGGGCAGTTGTCGCCATACATTTCTACGCATGGGACTTGAACGATAACTTGCTTTGCATTTGGATCACCCTTCACGCCATTGAATGGCAACTTGATGATCTGACGTTCTACCCAGAAAAATGTGTTGCTGTTGTTTGCGTCTGGAAGGAAGCGAATAGTAGCAGTTGTACCTTCTTCCATGTTCCAGTGTGGGTAGATTGCGTTATCTGATTGGGTGCGTTGACCCTGACCTGTTTTCTTACTTTCTTGTGCCGCGAGACGGGCACGGATATCTGCTAGACTTGCCATTTTGTTTCTCCTTTAAAAAATGCCTAATTTGAGCCTAAATGTGTTTTATGTTTTGTTGTCGGAGACAACTAACACATGATGACATTATACACTAACGTCATCGTGTGTCAATAATACTTATACCCTATTGAAGAGTAAAATATATTAATTTATTGAGTATTGGGTGAATTACTTCAAGCCAGCCAAACGTTTGATATCTTCAAACTCACGACTTTCGCTTGTGCCAACTAATTTACCTACAGCGCCTTTTGGTCCTACTTTTTCAGTTGGGCCTAATTGACCTACACGCTTTTGGTCAGCATCTAAATCTTCCGCCACACCTTCTTCTAAATCGTCATCAACTTTAAGACCTTTTGGTCCATCGTTCTTCCACTTAATGCCCATACTATTGTCTAACGATTTAATTTTATTTTTGTCTAGTCTGTTCAAATTTTTAGCATCACGCGGATGAGCAACATCAGGATCTTCGCCGGCACCATATTTGTCTGTTGCTCTATGAATTAGTCCAGTTGCGGTTTTTGTTACTTCACCTTCATCCATATCTGCTTCACTAACTTCATCTTTTGGTACAGCCATTCTTGGCTTACCATGTTGTGCGTGTTTTGGGATACCGGCTTTCTTTTGTAAGTCTTTTAGTAACTCTTCATCGCCGGGTGCTATGTAGTCAGCAACTTTCTTGCCGACCTTTTTAAGTGTATCAACTACACCTTCATCAACACCACCTAATGATTGTTCAACTTGTCTGATCCAACCACTAACATCACTTGAACCAATTTCGTCAACGTCGCCAACAAAATCAGCAACATCATCAATTGCTTGTGTAACTGCGACAGGACCATATTTCTTTAGTAAATCTAAACGCTGTGATAATATTCTGCGAGTGATTGCGCCGGCTACTGGATTGTCCCTATCTTCTGCTAAACCAAATGCTTTAAGATTTTTTTCTTCAGTATCATCATTGTGTGCTAATGTTTCTGCACCGGGTGCTTCATCAATCATTTCAAGGTCTTTTACTCTAGGATGATTTTCTTCACCTTTCACTATACCATATGTAGCAACATTGTGTCTTTTTACACCCCAATGTTTTGCTGCTTTTGTTGCCGCTTCTACTGGGCTACCTGCTTTTACTTTTACGTCCGGCTTTCTACCGCTAGGATATCTTGCGACATGTATACCAGAATGATATGCTGGTAAATCTCCTTCTAACATTTCATCGGCAGGTACTGCCAATGTTTTTGTGGTTTCATCTTCTACTTCGGTAATTGATTCTGCCCATTCGTCTAACTCTTTAACGACTGTCATCTCTGTGACATTTTTTGACAGTCTTTTTAGTATAGGCATCACGCTTTCAATACGTGGATCTAATGTCTCTTGCACAAACAATTCGTTCAATGAAATATCATCATCTGATTCTTCATTGAGTACAGGTGTATAACTTTCAAAATACTTGTTGTAACCACGATGACTTGCCATGCCCTGCAATGTCATACGTAGTGTGTTGTAATGATTTAATCCTTCATTGACTAATGCCAATGCTGATTCATTGAACTGTCCATTACGTGTGGCACGAACAAATCCTGCCATCTGTGAATATTCTTCTACTAATGTAGTGATATGACGACCTTTGTCATCATAAGGAGTGCCGCCTTCTGCGATATGGCGTGCATATACTCTTGCTAATCCAGGACGGTTAGTTGGTAGTAGGAAACGCTCACCTTCTAGATTCTCAACGAAAATCTTAGCGATGTTACGGAAACGCTGTTCACCTTCTTCAATCTGGCGAGTGTGTTGTAATATGATTTTTACTTCTGGCACGTTATCGCTGTAACTTGCTTTCTTACCCATTGGGTGATAGCCCTCTAACATATTTTCTTTTTTGTTCATAACAGTCCTCTTTTTCATGTCCCCTAATAATCTATCTTTATTGGAAACATCAAATCCTAATAATTTACGTTGTGACCAGCGTTTTAAAAAATGCGCAAATGTCTCAAAGTCTTTGTGTTCTGTAAACTTGTCATCTATATACAATACTAGATTGTTACCCTCTACTGTAGCCCATGCATTGATCTTTTCACCATCTTCACCGGTAACCGTAAATCTAAAAACATCTGATTCTTCTATATCATCTGTAGGATCGCCCTTGCTATCTAGGCTTATGGGGTCATAACCCCTGCTTCGCAAGACATCGTGTAATTCTCTGTTTAGTGTATCGTAATTAACTGGCATATGTATATTTAGTCTTCTAGTTTAACTTATGACTGCAAAAAACGGCAACGGTTGCACGAATTCCTCATGGTCACGCATGTGTCCTTCGATATCCTGATGGAATTCTTGTAATTGCTGTAGCATTCTAACTATCAATAGTGAGGCCATGACAAGATCATCATTTTCCCCCACTTTGGCAGCATAACTGCCGCCTAGCGCCACGAAGGTCTTTAGTTCACTTATCAATGGGCGACTGTATATTTTCATCTTTTTAGACTCTAATAAGGTCTTAAATTTGGCACAAGCAGTCAGTTTGACTTTCTGAGTGGTATTGAATCCCCTGCGCTTTTTACCGTATTCGCTGAAGAATATACCCGGGACATTGGTTTCCCCGAACTCGTTTAATGATATCAATGCCGCTTCGCCTATGCTGTTGTTTTCCAAACTGTAGTATAGATTGTTAGGCTCACCTGTACATTCTACGATATACTTGTTGATTTCTGCTAATAGTTTAATCTGTTGCGGAATCTCTGTCTTATTGTGTTTCCACTCACCTATCTGTGTAGTAGTGTTCGCTTCAAAAATCTGTATGGCAGCAGGGTCACCACCAGTACCAAGACTTGGATCTAATCCTACAACATAGATGTTACCTTTGGTAGGCTTCTTGTACCAACGTACTTGTCCCATACGACTTAATGGTTCCACACCTTCAAGTTGTATGAGTGTATTAGGATTGATCAATGTCTCATCTGCGATAATAAACTCACAACCGATCTCTCGGTTGAAACGATCAAGACCTAACTGACTCTTCATCTGTTCGGCCCACGCCTCATCACGCCCGGGCTGTTCGTTCCAATATGATCTATATGATTTGAATCCGTTTACACCTACATCTGTCTTGTTGCCGAACTCATCTTCTGTCTTGTTAGCACCTTTCCATATCAATGCGAACTGATCTTCGTCACTGTTTGGGGTACTTGTAATGATAGCCTTACCACCAGTCGCTAGAGTCGGTGTGATAGAAGTCCAGAACTGTTCTGCGATTGTTGGTCTTACGAATGCGAACTCGTCAAGATATAACAATGAGATAGACATACCACGACCAGTATTTTCAGTTGTCGTGGCTGATACGATACGGCTACCATTATCAAAGAATAGTGATCCTTTGTTGTATGTCGCTACACCTGCTTTGATATGCATAGGACATGCTTCATAAGCATAACGTATGCGTTGCATGATTTCTTGCGCACCTGCATATTTGTGTGCGGCAATCAGAATAGTTGAGTCAGGGACAAACATCGCATACCACAACAGATATCCAGCGGCACTTGTTGTCTTACCACTCTGTCTAGGCATGAGTGCTATGCTATATCTGTACTTGTGATAAGTATCGATCAATCGTTCTTGATACTTATAGGGATGATACAACATGCTACCTCTAGTAGGATGTTGTATGTAAAAAAAGTTATCCATAAAGTACAGGTACCCTAATTCAGGGTCACAGCACTTCACAAAATCGTCAAGTTCTTTATCTGTACTAAAGACGGTTTTAGTATATGGATCTTTTATAAGAGTTGATCCGTTG